TCAAAGTGGCCGCCTCCGCCTCCGCCAACTGCTGTTGTTTGACTAAATGCGCTTGAAGGACTGCCGTCGCCACCAGATGTATAAGAAGTAGTTCCAGCTGTACCTCCGCCGCCTACTGTAATCGAATAAGAGCCAGGAGTAACATTCACAGAGGTAGCGTCAACAAGCCCACCGGCGCCGCCTCCGCCGCCCCAGCCGCCGCCTCCGCCTCCGCCAGCTACAATAAGAACGTCAATCACTCCTGACGCGTCAGCTATAAAAGTACCCGAGGTAGTAAATAAATGAAATTTGAAGTTGCCTGAAACGCTTTCAGTTCCGCCACTAGCTGAAAACTTGTTAGACATCTGCAGCCACTGATTGCCATCCCAATGTTTAATAACGTTATCGGATGTATTGTAGTACATCTGACCTTCTACAGGAGAAGAAGGGTTAGATGATAGCTGAGGTACATGAATCCCATCACTGTCAGCTAAAACTGTGCCGCCTATTTTAAACTCGCTAGAAGCATCAATGTCACCGGTAATATCTATGTTACCCGTGCCTGTAATATCTTGGCTATTTAAATCCAAATCGCCCCCCAACTGGGGACTTTGGTCGGTTAAAACTGTAGACCCAGACACCACTTCTTCAAGCGTACCTGCTGTAATACGAAGCTCTATACGATCTCCAATGGCAAACGCACGAGCTGTGGTGTTATCCTGCGCTCGTGTAGCAGTCAAAACATCACTAGACCTAGCTGTAACTTTTACAATCTCTAAGTTATTGCTAGTGTCAATTAACGTCGCAAAAAAGTAGTCACCAGAGCTAAGGGTAGGAAAACGAGCGCCTTGTCCACTAGCAAGTGTAATACTTGTAGCTGAATTTGTTATACCAGCACTTAGTGTACCAAAGGCATTGTTAGCAAATTTCAAAGGCATTTTACAATTCCTTAGTTAACAGTGACAGTCCATGTAATACCTAGAGTATCAGCTGCTCCTTTGTTGATAACAGAAAACACTGTACGGCACAACATTGTGCCTGAAGAGCTAGCGTTAAACAGACCTGCTTCGGTGATTGCACCGGTGCCTGTACCCGCTCCAAACGTAGCAACGTATGCCACTGCGTTAGCTGTAACTGTTGTAGAAGTAAGAGCTACGCGACCTGCTTCAGTGACTAGCGCGGTATTGCCAGCTGCCGCAGCAGTTGTACCCGTGCCGATAGCCATATGCGACATTGCAGCATCAGTTGTGTCTTTTAGCCGAGAAGCAATGAGGTTTTTACCCGCAGTAACTACAAGGTTTGGGATAACAGTTTCTTGAGTAATGTTACCCTCAGGATTAGTAACCGTGATACGAAGTTCACCGGTCATTTTGATAGAATCTTGGATCATGGTTAGCTCCTTTACAAGATTGCTCGTTGGCCTACCGTGCTGTTACCGGCACACAGAGGCGTTTGGTTATACATGTATCCGCCCATAACGCGGTCATCTTCGTCAACATCAGTATAATGAAAGTTGACAACAAGTCCAGAAGAACTTGTATCTGGTGCTGTTACACGGTCAGCATTAAGTACTACAGTATTAAGTGTTTCTGCTGCCCCCATAACACCTGTATTAGCCACAAAATATTCTACACTAGAAATGGTATAGGAGTAAGGTTCTTCTATAAACCCGCCTCTATAACCATCTGAAACAGAAACAAAATCTGGATACACATAGTCAGACTCACCTAAAGTAAGTATGGTATTTATACTTTCCGTAGCAGTTGCAGTATCAGAAAGTTCTGGCCGCATATCAAATACTTGCGCTTCTGTAGCAGATACAGCATCAGATTTTGGTAGGCTAGGATTAAGCTTAATCCCTTCCACGGCTGTGAGGGAATCAGTCAGAACGTTTTCAGGATTAAGCGCAATAGATTCTACTACAGACGCTGTATCATTGTCAGCCAGCTCTCCAACTGTAACGTCTTTAGCATCTGACTCAAATACAAAGTTAAGATCAGTAAGCCCCTTACTGAAATCAAAGTCATCAATAGCATCTGTAGCTGTAACTGGGTCTGGGTCTACGTCAGCATCGGAAAGATCAAAGTCTACATTAGATGTAAACGTTTTAACATTTGACTGCACAGCAGACACAGAATCAGACTGAGGTAAAGTTACTTCATTTTCTATGGCCTCAGTAACAGACACTGAGTCAGCCAATACCTTACCTACGTCAAAGTCATCGACAGCATCAGTAGGGGTTAGCGTTTCTGATTTAGCAAGTTGTGGGTTTAATACGCTAACTTCAGTAGTTGTAACAGCATCAGACTTTGATATGTCAGGATTGTTAGAAACAGCTTCTGTTACAGATACGTTGTCGTTATCAGCCAGCTCAGCAATCGTAACATCTTTAGCATCAGCCTCTGTAATACTTACAGGGTCAAAATCTACAGCTGGCGTAGACGGATCAAAATCTGCTACATCATCAAACGTTACAACAAACTGCGCATCAGTTACTATTACCGAATCACTAAAGTCAGGCTCAACAAGAAACACAGGATCAGAGTCAGTTATATCTGGGCCGTCAGTCTTAAAAGTTTCAAAATCTTTTTGTAAATCTATTTCAACGTCAACCCCGTCCCCAATATCACTAACTGAAACTGATTCAGAAACTAAATTAGTTTGTGGTAAGACAAAAGGCCGGTCAGCACTGTCAAATATGATAGTCTTTGCGGTAGCATTAGCAGCTACGTATGCCGCTTCCGCAGTAACAGATATATTACTTACCGCAGCAAAAGCACTAAAAGATACTACACTGACGCTAAGACCTATCTTCATGTAAGGTTATCCCTTACTCTAAAGCTTAGTAGTTCATATACTGTCTGCGTACCAGCGCCTGAGGTAGTAACAACTACTTCACCTTCGTACTGTCCTGCATCTACGTTATCTAATACGCCACCTGAAAAATCAAACTGAACTTTGCCATCTGTACCATTAGTAACGTTACTACAGTTAATTGTGCTAAGAAGCGTATCAGTATTAGCTTTACGAAAACGTACAGATACAGTTGTGCCTACTGCAGAAACATCTAAAGCACTGTCGGTAGACTCATCAGTAAGCGTAAGTATAACAACTGGTTTTGCGTCACCTTTTACTAATCTAATTGTATCTGCCATAGCTTACCTCACGCAAATCGTTGATTTTGTACACGCATAGAACCTCTGCCTGTACCAAGGTTAGCTCTGGCTCTACGCTCTGATAATTTATATGCAAACTGTTTTGCATGGTATGAAGCTAGTTCTCTATCGCTCCATGTTCGTTCAGGCAGCACCAGAAGATGTTGTAGCGCACCGTGCATAATTACATTTTCTAAATCATCAAGTACAGTTTTGTCCATTTCGTACGCTGTTCTCAGTGGTTTACAAGCAACTATCATACGAACATCGTAATTAGTGTTACCATCTGGGATTGGTGCTACAGCAAAGTTATCAACATCAATAGTTGTAATGTATCTAGGATCAGCTTGCTCGTCAGCTCCGCCGTATGGCCACTTAGGGTATAGATCATGTAGGTGATCCAAAGATACGGCTTTCATTTTGTTGCCGTTTACAGTAGCAGTAATAATCGCATGCACCTCAGCATAATCTGGTGGCTCATACGCGTAGTCATGTCCGCCTTTGTTAAGTCTTATAGGGGCTTGCTCATGACGCCATGCTAGAGTGCGCTCGCACGCCTCTATAGCTGCGTCCCGTACATACTGCTCTACAACTACGTTAGGAGCGCCAGGAACGCTTGGAGCGAGTCTAGTAACTAATTCAGAAAACTTTCTATTAGGCATTATACAACGTCCTCCTCTTGTAGCCCGCCACGTTCAGGATCAGTAATCGCACGGCTCTGAGCAGCAACGCCAAGTGCCTGAGTAAACGACTGCTGAAACAACTGCGCTCGGTTAGAGTTAACGTGTTCGTTGTCCACCGACTCTGCGATAAATACTGTAGCGTCAATAACTACGGGAAAATACGCATCAGGAATCAATTCTACAGTCTGAGTACCAGTATAGTCAGGTGGAGTCTTCGCGTACTCACCCACCAATATCTGCCCTGCAGGAGCCTTGGGATAGATAAAAAACTTATTGGGGTTACGAACATGCCGCATAAAGTTTACAGTTGGCCCTGCTACGTCGTTCATCCATGTAGGGTACGCTTGGTCTAACGCTTCACGGTTCGTTTCGATAATTCCGTTACCGTTCTTTACAGAATATATTTCTATAAGACGGATAGAATCAGACGGCGTAGATTGAACAACCTCGCCGTCCGTACATGTAATGTCTCCGATGAAAGCAAAAAGATCAGGCCGCAACACAGCAATTCGCTTGAGAGCCTGATTAGCAAACCCCAGCAATACATCATCGCTGTAGCGAAACGGTGTGTTGGTATCTTGTATGATACGCCTAACCTCAGTGATTACATCGTTTAGAATCATTCAGGTAATCCTCTTGATGCTTCTTCAGCCAGCTCTACAGGGGTGTTATCAGGTGCCTCTGGCTCTTCAGTAGCTAAGTTTACCTTTGCAGATCTACCACGTTGCTTCTTAGGGATATGTTTCTCAGGAAACGCTTGCTCCTCAGTAACTTCCTCTGTCTTAGGGTTTTCAGCTAGGATTGGATCCCACTCGTAAATTTCGCCGTCAATTTTGTTTTTTAACCATCTGGTCATTTCAGTCTCCTTATTTTTTCCAGCTAACGCGACTAGACGAGCTTTTCTTCCTCATTGCTGCCTTTGCCGCTGCAGTTTTACATTGCGCCATAGTAGGACGGCATGCTGGATACCCCCTCTTACTATCACTTTTTGACCCACTTCGTCCACAAGGTTTACCTGTTTTGCAGTCTACCCAGCCTTTGCCGTCGTTTTGGCTAAACCACTTTCGAAGCGATGCGCCCTTTTTACTTTTTCTTACGGCCACTCTTATTACCCCAGTTTGCTGCTCCGACCTTTCGGCACTTAGCCAAAGCCCCCGAAGCATAAGCTGAGGGCCAAACTTTATACCGCGCCTTTACTTTATAGTAGCAGGCGTCTTTTTTAGATTTTGCTTTAGGAGCTGCCATGTTATCACCACTTCTTACAAGACCAATAACGTGCGGTCATCTTTGAGGGTGGCCTACTATCACAACCGTGTCTTGCACGGAAGTTTTTGCGCCGCCCAGGCTGATTCTTTTTAATCTTCATATTAGCGTCCCCAAATCGGATTATTTTTTCTTTACCGTTTTGGCACGCCTTAACAACAAATTTTTTACCCCCAGAAACCTGACGTTTGGGTTTATTACAGGCCATTTTAGACTTATCAATTTTTGCCATTATGAACCTTCTGTATTTCAAATGTGGCTTTTAAGCTAGCACCTTTATGAGGTTTGTAACCTGCGGGTGGATTCTTCATTAGCTTATAGCCTTTACCAGCCTTCATCCAATGGTAACCTTTTGGTGCTTGAACTGCTTTTTTCGCCATAACTAATCCTTTGTAAGGAAGGGGGCC